CAGTTCTGGACATGCCTTACCACTTCGTTAAGTGGACTAACCCCACAGAAGTTATTAAGTTTAATATTGATGAAGGAACAACAGAAACTGTCGTTCTAGATGAAAGTAAGAAGATCCCTATGCCTAGGGACATTCGTGGCGGTACACAGATCCTTCCTATCGATAATGGTGAACGCAGAATCGCAATCACTCACGAAGTTGATTTGGGGCGTGATACTTTTGGACGCAAAGATGGTCACTATGTACATCGTGCAATTATTTGGGACAATGATTGGAATATTGTTCATCACACACAAGAGTTTCATTTCATGGGAACTCAGACAGATCCAGTAACAGGAAATCAATTTCATATTGAATTTGCAACTGGTTTGATGTTTGGTAAAAACGCTGTTTATATTTCTTATGGTTTGCAGGATAACGCAACCTATGTTTTGGAAATACCGAATGAAGTATTCCAAGAATTTTTGATGCGAGGATAGGATGAATTTACAAGAACTATTGAATGAACATATCTTAGATCCTAAGAACACTTATAAAATGTTTGACCTTGCACGTGAGTATGATAAACTAGAACAAGGTGCAGCTGCAATCTCTTTCTACATTCGTTGTGCAGACATCGAAGAAGAGGATCTAGAACTTCAATATAAATGTATGATTTATGCAGGACTTGCATATGATAGACAGGGTGGTCGTAATTACACTGTTACTGGTCTATTTCAACATGCGTTGGGACTTATACCAACGAGACCAGAAGCACATTACTTTCTTGCAAAACACGGTGAGAAAGTGAACGATTGGAGACTTTGTCTTAATCATGCGAAATTGGGTTTGGAGTTTATTGAGAAAGAAGATATTGGTATTGAATGGCCAGGCATAAGTGAACTATATTTCTTACGAGCACTAGGAACTTGGCAGATCTCTGGTGTGGAGAGTGGTAGACGAATGTTCTTTGATATCCTTTATCGCAGACCTTTTGAAGCGACAGCGGGTTACGTTGATTACGTAAGAAGTCTTTTGAATAAAATTGGTTGGCCAGATGCGGTCCCTTATGAAAGAGGTGATGCAGTTAAGTTTACCGCACCTTTTGACGGTATTAAAAATGTCGATAAAAATTATTCAAAACATTTTCAAGACATGTTTGTACTTGCATGTCTGAATGGTAAACGCAACGGTACTTACTTAGAGATTGGTGCAGGAAATCCATTCACTCATAATAATACTGCACTACTAGAAACTCAATTTGGGTGGAGAGGTATTTCTATTGAATGGTCTGCTCACCTTGCATATGAGTTTTCTCAGAAACGTACAAACACTATCCTTAATGCAAATGCGTTAGAGATCGACTTTGAAGATCTTTTGGTGAAACATTGTATGGAAAACACGATTGACTTTCTACAGATCGATACTGATGAAACATCAATTCAAGTTTTAAGAAATATGCCTTTCCATAGGTTTAAATTTAATGTTATTCAATTTGAACATGATGCTTATCGACTAGATAATAGTATTAGACAAGAGTCAAGACAGATTTTAAAAGACGCAGGTTATGAACTTGTATGTCAAAATCTGTGTTTTAGACCCGATACAGAATACGAAGATTGGTATGTTCATAGAGATATCCTAGAAAATATTCCCCCGCAACTCTATAAGAGTAATGAGAAGAATTTGTTTTGGGATTATATGATGAGTAACAAAGGAGTGTAGATTTGAAGATTGTTGTGGTGTCTGGCGGATTTGATCCTTTACATAGTGGTCACATTGCATACTTTGAAAGTGCGAGAATGTTGGGTGATCGACTCATCGTTGGTGTTAATAGTGATGAGTGGCTTGCGAGAAAGAAGGGGCGTCATTTCATGCCCCTCACCGAACGTGCAACAATTATTGGGTCGTTGGATGTCGTAGATCAGGTTGTTCCTTTTAAACCACACCACGACGAAGATAACAGTTGTAAAAACTTTTTGGAGGAACTTTGTGGTAAATATACGGAAGATCAGATTATTTTTGCTAATGGTGGAGATAGAAATTCTGATAACATACCTGAAATGGAAGTTGCGTCTTCGAATCTATCTTTCAAATTCGGAGTGGGTGGGGAAGATAAAAAGAACTCTTCGTCTTGGATTTTAAAAGAATGGGAGAAACCTACCACTCAAAGACTCTGGGGTAAATACAGAGAACTAGATCAGAATGGACACTGGAAAGTCAAAGAACTTTCTATTGATCCAGACAAGTCTCTATCAGATCAGAGACACTTTCAAAGATCTGAACATTGGCACATCGTCGATGGAAAACTGCAAATGGATTTAGAATTTGCAAATGGATATAAAACATCTGGTGTTTATGTAACTGGTGATAGTATTGATATTCCAAAAAGATCGTGGCACAAAGCGACGAACGTTGGAGACAAACCTGTAAAGGTTATTGAAGTATGGATGGGCGACGAACTGACTGAAGAAGACATAGAGCGCAGATGATATAAATATCTATAAATCTAATAAAAAGTTCACAGGGAACACGTCATGGCACAGCCAGTAACTAGACAAGAATTTATAGAATACATCCTAAGAAAAATTGGTGCGCCAGTTATCGAAGTAAACGTTTCAGATGAACAGGTCGAAGATCGTGTTGATGAAGCGGTTTCTTTCTGGCGTGACTATCACTATAATGGTAGCCAACTTGTATATCTGAAACATCAAATCACACAAGATGATATTGATAACGGATACTTTCCCCTTCCTGCAAACATACTTGGTATCTCAAAAGTATTTGATCTAAAGTCATCCATCTCAGCAGGATCGGGTGCATTTAATGTGTCATATCAATATGTCCTAAACAACGTCGAAGACATTACAGGTTACGATGTTGCCAACTATTACATGACAATGTCACACCTAGAACTTTTGCAAGACATGTTGGTCGGACAACCAATGGTCAGATACAACAAACATGTAAACAGACTCCACATCGATGTTACGAAAGAAATGTTTGTCGTAGGTGACTACATTGTGATAGAAGCATACGATGTGATTGATGCGGGTACGTACCCTGATGTATGGGGAGATCGTTGGTTGCAAAACTACGCATCTGTATTGGTGCGTGAACAGTGGGGGTTGAATTTAACTAAATTCACTCAGATGCAACTTGTTGGCGGAGTTCAGTTCAACGGAGAACAAATTCTACAAGAAGCACGTGCAGAGAGAGAAAAGATGGAAGAAGATGCAATTCAAAGTCTTCAACCACTAACCTATAACTTCATTGGTTAAAACATGGCAACTTCAACCTTCTTCAACCAAACCAAACATTTCAATGAACAACAACTCATTGATGACTTAGTTATTGAGTCGATCAAGATTTATGGTGTTGACATTGAATACTTACCACGTACTGCAGGTTCGGTGGATAACATTCTTAATGAAGACGATACTCCTCTATACAATAGTGTATATAAGATGGAGATGTACGTCAAGAGTGTTGATGGATTTGAGGGAGAGGGTGACTTCCTATCTAAGTTTGGTTTGCAGATTAGAGACCAAGTTACTTTCACAGTAGCGATTAGAACATTTGAAAGATATGTCACCAAAGAAGTCGCCACAAGAACACGTCCATTAGAGGGAGATATTATTTACTTCCCAATCAATGGTAAATTGTTTAAAGTCATGTACGTCGAACATGAGAGTGTGTTCTATCAGAGCGGTGCACTACAAGTGTATGACTTACGTTGTGAGTTGTTAGAATATAGTAATGAAAGAATTGAAACTGGATTTAGTCATCTTGATGATATTCTTAAAGATTATCAAACGACAGTGGGTGGTACTTCAAATACAAATACATTGGAGGCACTTGCAAACGCAGATCCAATTGCTGACAACTTCTTCTTCGAAAAAACTGCAGACGACATCATCGACTTCACGGAAATGGATCCGTTTAGTGAGACGATCAATTTTGACGATGATGAACCACCTGAGGCGAACACCTAATGGCTATAGCAAATTATTTTTATAACGAAACAACTAGAAAGTATGTCGCAATCTTTGGGACGTATTTCAATCAACTTAAAATCAAAAGAACTATCGATTCTAACACAGAACAGGAAATGATAGTTCCGATTTCTTATGCGCCCTTTCAAAAGATTCTTGCACGTGTGACCCAAGATCCAGATCTTGATCGTCCGACTGCAATTACGTTGCCTCGAATGTCATTCGAGTTGAACAGTATGACATATGATGGTGAACGTAAGATTAATCCTACAACCAAAATCCGTAAAGCAACCATTGAAGATGGTGCAATTGGTCGTGGGTTTGTTTATGCGGGTGTTCCATATAATTTGGAATTCTCTTTGTACATCATGACTAAGTACTCAGAAGATGCTGCAAAAATTATGGAACAGATTGTTCCTTTCTTTAATCCAGATTTCACATCGACAGTTAAGTTGATGGATAATCTAGAACCAATTGATATTCCTCTGGTGTTAAATAGTGTAACAACAGAAGAAGTGTATGAGGGAGACTTTACTGAAAGACAAAGTGTTCTTTATACTTTAGGGTTTACTATGAAAGCGTGGTACTTTGGACCAAATAGATCAAAACCAGTCATCAAATTTGTAGATGTAAAGTTAACACAAAATACAAGTCCAACCGCCGATATTGATGAAGTCTGGGAATCCAGATTTACAACACAGCCTGGTTTGACCGCTAATGGTCAACCAACTACAGACGTTGACGAAACTATACCATTTGGACAAATTGAATTTGACGACGATTGGGGCGTCATCAATATTGTAGAGGTGAATACAGAATGATAGATGATAAAATTTCACAATCAATGGGGGTACGTTCACTTGCAGAAACTCAAGCAGAAGACACTACAGAACCACATGAGAATGTTGGATCTCTACGAGGACTCGGATCTAGTGGAGAACAAAGTCAAACTGACGAGGATAGACAATCGAACGAAGGGGTATTGGCGAAACCTCAATTGGAGAAAAATTCGCAAACAGAAGGATCGCAGACGCAGACGAACGATCTGCAAGTTGTTGAAGGAGAGGTACGATCACTCGCTACCTCAAATGAGGCCAGCGATGAGAACCTAAAGGATCTCGAATTGGCCAGATCTAATGTTGCAAATATCATCAACTTAGGTGATGATGCAGTGAGAGAAATGGTTGAGATCGCAAAACAATCGGAATCACCTCGTGCATTCGAGGTGGTTTCCACACTTATGAAGACACTCCTAGATGCAAACAAAGAGTATGTAGAAATTTCTTCTAAAAAGAAAATGGTTAAAGATGAGGATGCATTCGGTAAACCAGAAACGAATGTGACGAACAATAACCTAATCGTCTCTACTGCAGACTTACTAAGTATGTTGAAGGGTGAGGATAATGGCAATAGTTGATCCACTAACTAGGGGATATCTTGGTAATAACAACCTAAAGAGGGTTGGAGAACAAATAGAATACACACAACAAATGCTCAAGGAGTATATGAAGTGTGCAGAAGATCCTATTTACTTCGCAAAGAAATATATTAAAATTGTACACGTGGACAAGGGACTCGTTCCCTTTAAGATGTATGATTATCAAGAAGACATCACTAAAAAAATTACAAATCACAGACGTGTTGCAGTTTTGACTGCACGACAGTCTGGTAAGACAACAACTGCAGTTGCAGTCATTCTTCATTATATTCTATTCAATGAATTCAAGACAGTTGCAATCCTTGCAAACAAAGGTGATGCATCTCGTGAGGTTATGTCTCGTGTTAAATTAGCATTTGAAGCATTGCCTAAATGGTTGCAGCAAGGCGTTGAAGAATGGAACAAGGGTAACATTGCATTAGAGAACGGTTGTCAGATCCTTGCGGGTACAACATCTTCCAGTGCAATTCGTGGTAAGTCTGTTAACTTCCTGTACTTGGATGAGGTTGCATTTATTGAAGGATATGATGAGTTCTTCGCATCTGTATATCCTACAATCTCATCAGGTGACTCTACAAAACTATTAATGACATCAACACCAAATGGTTTGAACCACTTTTGGAAAACCTGTAAGGGCGCAGAAGAAAAAACAAACGGATACGAATTTGTCAAGGTCATGTGGAATGACGTGCCTGGCAGAGATGAGAAGTGGCGACAAGAAACCTTGGCCGCACTTGATTATGATGAACAGAAGTTCAGACAGGAATACTGTTGTGAGTTTCTGGGAAGTTCTGGTACATTGGTCAACGGTGCAAAGCTGAAAGAACTTGCACCCTCACGTCCGATTGCAGAACAAGACAACCTTTTTCAATATGAGAGACCCGATAGAGATCGGACTTATGTGATGACAGTCGACGTTTCTCGTGGTAAAGGATTGGACTATTCAACGTTTACAGTAATTGATATCACTGAGATGCCATATAAACAAGTCTGCACGTTCAGAGACAATATGGTAGGGCCAGTTGATTTCGCATCTATTATATATAGAGTAGGAATGTTGTACCACGAGGCAGCTGTTCTTGTCGAGATTAACGATATAGGAGAACAGGTGTCTGATGTGTTACTGATGGATTATGGATATGAAAACATTCTGTATACAGAAAACGCAGGTCGGATGGGAAAGAGGATTTCGGCAGGATTCGGCAAAAACGTAGACAATGGCATAAGAACAACGAAGAGTGTAAAATCTGTTGGATGTTCTATTTTGAAAATGTTGGTAGAACAGAACCAACTGATTTTACAAGATTTTAATACAATTCAGGAATTATCACGGTTTTCTAAAAAAGGTAACTCTTACGAGGCGGAATCTGGTTCACATGATGATTTGGTAATGAATTTGGTAATTTTCTCGTGGTTAACAGATCAGATGTATTTCAAAGATATGACTGATATTAACACGATGATGATGTTGAGGGAGAAGACAGATGAACAAATTGAAGAAGATTTATTGCCCTTTGGGTTCATCGATGTAGGTGAGGATCTACCCCAAGGTGGATTCCAACCTGTGAAGCGTGAAGACGACTGGATATTTTAAACTTTTGTTTTTATAAATAAAAACAGTGATATGAACTGATAAAAAATAAATTTATACAAAGGAGAAAAATATGGCTTTTTCCGTAAGTCCTTCCGTAATAGTTCGTGAAGTAGACGCAAGCCAAGTCGTCCCAGCCATTGCAACGCCTCCTGCTGCAATTGCGGGGGTATTTGGTTGGGGTCCAACCGACGAAACAATTCTTATTACTTCAGAAAACCAACTAGTAGACCGTTTTGGTAAACCATCAGATTCAAACTACGAAACATGGTTCACTGCGGCAGACTATCTTGCATATTCAAATGCATTGTTTGTACATCGTGCAGAAACTACAGGATCTGCAAAGGCAGACTCATATGATTATGTGTTCTACCCAGCGAATACAATCATCGCAAACACAGACGTGAGTGGTACTCTGGATGTTGCAAACTCTACATTCGGTGCATTCGAAGCAAAATATGTTGGTGAATTGGGTAACAACATTGATGTTGCATATGTAAAATCTGGATCGTTTGAAGCAGATGTTTTTGATGCAGGCGATATTCCAGTATCATCAATTCTATTTGGCGCTAACACAGATGTGGGAGATACACAATATGATCAAGATATAGAATTTGCATCGACAACATTCCAGTTCCAGACAAGAACACAATATGATAACGTTGCTGCGAATGATCTTGTAACTATAGGTAACGACTCAGTAGGATATCAAAATATCGTACTATCAACTTGGACCGAAAACAAAGTCGGTGCAACTGGTCTGTATTTGTCAGACGAAGATGCCGCCAACTCTGCACTTTTCGATCCTGCGAATAGTATTGGTGTTTATGAGTACAAAGCAGTTCTTGCAACTAAATTTACTCTTGCAGAATCTTCACTGAGTGCACTATCAATGACACGCAAGTGGAAACATGCAAGTATCTTTGGTAAGGCGCCAACTACAGACAACTATCATGTTGCAGTTATTGACGCAGATGGTGGAATCACAGGTACTAAAGGAACTGTCCTAGAAAAATTCGAAGACGTTTCGACAACTGCAGGTGCAACACTTTCAGACGGTAGAACAAACTACTATGCAACAGTAATTGAGAATCTAAGTTCTTGGGTAAATGTTGCAAACACTGCACACTTCCTTGCAGCAACATCTGAATACGAATCTCTATCAGGTGGTGCAGATGGTACTGCAGAAGGTTCTGCTTCGTTTGGACCAACTGCTCTTGCATATGACAACTTCGCAAATGCAAACGAAATTGACATCTCGTTTGTCCTACAAGGTAAGGGTGACGACAACGGACAGATTGCAAACTACATCATTGGTAACATTGCAGATAGTCGTAGAGACTGCGTTGCATTCGTTTCACCATCTAAAGAAGCAGTTGTAGACGAAGTTAAAACAAATGCGAAACTAACAAACGCAATTGCATATCGTAACAAACTGACAGCAAGTTCTTACATGGTTCTGGACTCTGGTTATAAATATCGTTATGACAAATATAACGATGTATACCGTTGGACTCCATTGAACGGTGATATGGCAGGTCTGTGTTCACGAGTACAACCATTTGAATCTCCTGCAGGTTATCGTAAGGGTGTAATCAAGAATGTTATCAAACTTGCATTCAACCCGAACAAGGACCAAAGAGATCAACTGTACAGTTCAGACATCAACCCAGTTATCTCGCAAGTAGGTCAAGGTATTCTGTTGTTTGGTGACAAGACTGGTCAAGGTTTCGCAAGTGCATTTGATCGCATCAATGTTCGTAGATTGTTTATCGCAGTAGAGAAATCAATCGCAACTGCAGCGCAATCGTTCTTGTTCGAACTAAATGATGAGTTTACGCAGACACAGTTCCGCAACATTGTTGAACCGTTCTTGCGTGAGATTCAAGGTAGACGTGGTATCATCGACTTCCGTGTAGTTTCAGACGGAACAGTCAATACACCACAGGTCATTGATTCGAACATGTTCAAAGCGAGTATCTTCATCAAACCTGCACGTTCAATTAATACAATCGAACTTACATTTGTTGCAACAAGATCTGGTGTCGAATTCGACGAGATCGTTGGACAGTTGACATAAGGAGAGGTAAGATATGGCTTTTAACATCAACGAGTTTAAATCCGAACTGACAGGGGGTGGCGCACGTCCTACCCTCTTCCAGTGTCAGATTACAAACCCAGTCGTACCTGCAGCAGACTTCAAAGTACCTTTCATGGTAAGGGCAGCGGGTATCCCCGAATCGACAATCGGAGCATACACCGTACCTTACTTTGGACGTGAGGTCAAATATGCAGGCGATAGAACATTCGCAGACTGGACAGTGACAATCATTAACGATGAAGACTTCTTGGTTCGTAACGCAATGGAATCATGGATGAACAGTATTGCAGCACACGATGCGAACGTTCGTACACTTCCACAAGATTACAAATCAAACGGTTTGATTACACAATATTCGAAAGATGGTTCTGCACTTAGAACTTATGTGTTTGAGGGTATGTACCCAATTAACGTAAGTGAAATTGCAATGGACTGGTCTTCTACGGATCAAATCGAAGAATTTACCGTTACATTCCAATACGACTTCTGGCGAGTTGAGGGTGCGACTGGTATTTCTACTTCTTAAATTATAGGATGAATTAAAGTGAAATTATTTGGTTTTGAAATTAAGAGGGATAACGGCGAGGAACAACAACAAGTTGTTTCTTTCGTCGAACCCTCAAACGATGACGGTGCAATTACAGTCGGTAATGCGCTGGGTAATTTTTATGGCACTGGCATCAATGTTGAGGAGACGGCGAAATCTGAATCCGAACTGGTAACCAAATATCGTAATATGGCAATGCAACCTGAGATCGCTCAGGCATTGGATGAGGTAATCAACGAAGCAATTTCTGTTGATGTCTACGATAAAGTTGTAGAGTGTGTACTAGATGAAATTGAAGATGTCCCAGATAAAGTAAAAGAAAGAATTGTAGAAGAGTTTGACAAGGTTCTTTCTCTTCTTGACTTTACCAACACCGCATACGATTTGTTCAGTAAATTCTATGTCGATGGTAGACTAAACTTTCATATTATTATTGACGAAGAAGATCTAAAACGAGGCGTTGTTGAACTACGTTACGTAGATCCACGCAAGATCAAACTTGTTAGAGAAGTTGACAAGAATGCAAAGGACGCTTCTGGTGTCCCAACCAAAAGAGTAAAGAACGAATACTTCTTGTACTCAGAACAGGGTTTCGGAAACTCTTCAAGTAGTTTGGGTGGAAATGGTTCTCAGAATCAACACCGTATTTCGAAAGACGCTGTTGCACGTGTCACTTCTGGTATTATGAATGAATCTAACTCTATGGTTCTTGGTCACTTGCACCCTGCGATCAAACCCTTGAACCAACTTCGTATGTTGGAAGACGCAACAATCATCTACGCACTTACTCGTGCACCAGAACGCAGAATCTTCTATATTGACGTGGGTAACCTTCCAAAAGCGAAGGCAGAACAATACCTACGTGATATGATGGTTCGTCATAAGAACAAACTGCAATATAACTCTGGTACTGGTGAGATCACAGATGCGAAGAAGATGATGACGATGACAGAAGACTTCTGGTTCCCACGTAGAGGTGGGGAACGTTCAACTGAAGTCGATACTCTTGCGGGCGGTGGTGCACAGGTTCTATCTACAGATGAGAACATGCAATACTTCCTAAAGAAAGTTTATAAGTCTTTGAAAGTTCCGATTTCAAGACTTGAACCAGAAACAATGGCGACTTTTGGTCGTGTCTCTGAGATCACACGTGACGAGTTGAAATTCGGTAAGTTCATTCGTCGTGTACGTGCACGTTTCTCTGGTTTGTTTAATACAATCCTAGAAAAACAATTGATTCTTAAAGGTATCATGGGCCCAGAAGAATTTGCAGAAATCAAAAACAGGATCCGTTATGACTTTGTCAAGGATAACTACTTCGAAGAACTAAAACAGACTGAGATTATCCGTGAACGCATGAACACTCTTCGTGATGTTGAAGAACATGTTGGTGTGTACTACTCACGTCAATGGGTGGTAAAGAACATCCTTCAAATGTCAGAAGATGAGTTCAAAGAAGAACGTGAACAGATCGAAGTTGAGAAGGATGAGTTCGGTAACGCCGAAGACGAATTCGAATAGTAATAAATAAACTTACAACTAAATGTAATAGGAACAGAACAATGAAATCGTTTAAAGACTTAGTTTCAGAGGTTGCAATGCCAAACAACCCAGAAGAACTAAAACACTGGAACCAACATTCGGTGGAAGTATTTGATCACCCTGTTGCGGAACCAGAACAGTTCTCAGGTGAGATTCAAGGTAAATCTCGAATCAAACGTCTTTCCGACTATGTCGCAGGCGAAGACGAAAAAGCATATGATGTTGCGTACAAAGAAGACGTTGATGTAGAAGAGACTTCAGAAGATCTGCAAGAGAACCCTTCAGAAGAAGTCCCTATGATGCAACGTCAACTTGAATTCATCTGTTATGCTGCAGAAGAAGTCATGGACTACCTAGAAATGGTTGACGATCCTGAAGAGTGGTATCAGAATAAACTCGCATACGTCTTCAACCAGATGAAAACTCTACACGCATATGCAGAGGGTTCGAAACGTATGATGGGTGGTTCTTACAACGACTCAGACGATTATGACTACTACGCTGCATCTTATGGTTATGGTGAATCGGTAGAGAGTGATGACTAATGGCTTGGGTAACTGTGCCAGGATCTAACGGTTTGTGGGAGTATGGAAATGATCCATCTGCCGGAGATTATTACGAAGACGCAAACGGTACAGTCACTAATGGTATTAGAACGTTCACACCTACTGGTGGTAACACTCAGTACACATATGTAAAGTGTAGGAAAGTAGGAGATGGGAACAATACTGGTCCTTGGAGCGAACTTTCCAAGAACTACTATGATGCGCAATAGTCTGAAAAGTTATAAATAAAAGAAAATATTCGAGAGGAAACGAGAACAATGAAACTGATCTCAGAAATTACAGAAGATATCGGTATCTCTACCGAACTGAATGAAGAGACTGGTAAGAAGAGTTTCTTTATCGAAGGTATCTTTATGCAAGGTAACCTAAAGAACCGCAACGGACGTATCTATCCTAGTGAAGTTCTTGATAAAGAAATGAGTCGTTATCAGAGAGAATTCATCGATACGAAACGTGCGCTTGGTGAACTTGGTCACCCAGACGGACCACAGATTAACGGTGATCGTGTATCACACTTGATCACTTCAATGCATAGAGAAGGCGACAACTTCCATGGTAAGGCAAAGATCCTTGGCACACCAATGGGAGAAATCGTTAAGACATTCATCGACGAAGGTGTACGTTGCGGAGTATCCACACGTGGACTAGGTTCTGTGAAAAACAGAAATGGCGTAATGGAAGTTCAATCGGACTTTCATCTTGCAACAGTAGACATCGTTACAGACCCATCTGCGCCTAATGCGTTTGTAAATGGTATTATGGAAAATACAGAGTTCTACTACGATGTTGCGTCTGGTAACTGGATTGCACAGCAACCAGTCGAGGAAGTAATTGAGGAAATTCAAGAAACTGTTGAGAAGCAATACAGAACTATTACTAAACGTATTGACGAATCAACAGCAGCTAGAATGTTTGAAACATTTGTTAGTTCGTTAAGAAAATGAATTTTTTATAAATACTTTTTGTAATAAATAAATCATAATTAGATTTAAGGAGAAAAACAATGGCAGATGAAAAGAAAATTGTCTCTGACGATGGTGTTTCAACAGCGGCTGCGCCTGTTACGCCAGAGGGTGGGACAAATAAGAAAAGAAAAGACAGCGCCAAAGGTGATAAGTCACCTGAAACTCTGAAGGCTGGTTACAAAGAAGACGCAGATGTAGATGCATCTGAAGAAGTTGTAGCAGAAGCCGAAGAAGTGGAAGTTGTAGAAGAGATCGTCATTGAAGAGTCTATCGCAGACATCTTCGAAGGGATGGATCTTTCAGAAGAATTCAAGGGCAAGGTAACAGTTGTTTTTGAAGCTGCAGTCACTGAAGCAGTTAAAGGTAAAGTGGAAAAGATCGAAGAAGAACTTAACACCAAACTGGAAACTGAGTTAGCGGAAGCGGTTGAATCTAAGGTTTCAGAAATGGTCGAAAACTTGGATGCATATCTTGATTATGTCGTTTCAGAATGGATGGAAGAAAATGAAGTCGCAATCGAAGCTGGTATCAAGGTAGAGATGGCGGATTCTTTGATGGACGGTTTGAAAGATTTGTTCTCAGAACACAACATCAAAGTTGACGAAGAAACATATGACGTAGTTTCTGATCTTGAAGAAGAAATGAAATCGTTAGAAGAAAAGTCAAATAACGTTGTCAACGAAAACATTCGTTTGGCAAAAGAAGTGGCGGATCTAAAAGCGGGTGCGATCTTCGAAGAAATGACAGGTGAACTGAATATGTCACAACGTGAACGTCTGAAGACTCTTTCAGAGAATCTAGATTCATCTGATCTAGACTCTTACAAAGAGAATCTACAGACAATCAAAGAGTCTTTCTTCAAAGAAACTAATGTTTCTCCAAAAGAAGATGTTGTTGACGAGGAAGACGAAGTAATGATCGAAGAGGAAACAGTTGTACAACCTGCATCTGAAAATCCTTCAATCAATGCTCTTGTTGAGGCTCTCAACTCAAGAAAATCTAGATAATTTAAACTGAAAAAATAAAATTTATAAATACATTCAGTAATTAAAATAACACTAAGGAGATAGAAAAAATGACTGAGTCAAACTATCAAAAACTTGTGGAAAAGTGGGGCCCAATCCTTGAGCACGAATCTTTTTCACCAATCGCAGACCAACATCGTAAGTCTGTAACAGCGTCGATTCTGGAAAACACAGAAATTGCGCTACGTCAAGAAGGTGATGCATCTGTAAACATGTCATCATTGCTTTCTGAGGCACCTGCAAACGCAACTGGTGCTGGTGTTGACAACTACGATCCAGTGTTGATTTCACTGATTCGTCGTTCTATGCCAAATCTGATCGCATATGATGTCGCTGGTGTACAACCAATGACTGGACCAACTGGTCTGATCTTCGCAATGCGTTCACGTCAGACTTCACAAGCGGGAACAGAAGCGTTCTACAATGAAGCAGACACTACATTCTCTGGTGCAGGTACTGACACTGGTGATATGGGTGGCGCAGTACCTAACACATCTGTATTCGATACAGGTACAGGTATGACAACTGCAGAAGGTGAAGCACTAGGTGACGGTAACGGAACCAACTTTGCAGAAATGGCGTTCTCAATTGAGAAAGTAACTGTTGCTGCGAAAACACGTGCACTGAAAGCAGAGTACACAACTGAACTTGCACAAGACCTTAAAGCGGTACACGGTCTAGACGCAGAAACAGAACTTGCAAACATCCTGCAAGCAGAAATTCTGACAGAGATCAACCGTGAAGTAGTACGTAACATCTATGCAACTGCGAAGCCAGGTGCACAGGGTACTGCATCAGCAGGTATCTTTGACCTAGACGTAGACGCAAATGGTCGTTGGTCAGTTGAGAAGTTCAAAGGTCTAATGTTCCAGATCGAAACTGAAGCAAACGAGATCGCAAAACAGACACGCCGTGGTAAAGGTAACATCGTAATCTGTTCTTCAGACGTTGCATCTGCACTACAAATGGCGGGTGTACTAGATTACGCACCAGCGTTGAACAGCAACTCACTAGAAGTTGACTCAACAGGTAACACTTTCGCAGGTGTACTAAATGGTCGTTATCGTGTGTACATTGACCCATATGCGGGTTCTAACTACCTAGTAGTTGGTTACAAAGGTGCATCAGCATTCGACGCAGGTCTGTTCTACTGCCCATACGTACCACTACAGATGGTCCGTGCAGTGGGTGAGAACTCATTCCAACCAAAAATCGGATTTAAAACTCGCTACGGTATGGTTGCGAATCCATTTGCGGAAGGTACAACTGCAGGTAACGGTGATTTGGATCAAAATTCAAACAACTACTACCGCCGTGTACGAGTTACAAACTTGTTCTAATAATAAAAAGAAGGGCGGATCAACCGCCCCACTTACTACCAAACTGGGAGATCTTCGGATCTCCCTTTTTTTATTTGCGTTCTACAATAAAACAACCTTCGGGTGAGTCTATCGCAGAGATCAGTTCTTCCCATTGACTAGGACTAATAGACACCACTTCAAACCTATTCAACTCTTCATTCCATTGTCGGATAAAAACTATATCATCAAATGCATTGACGACAAGATCTTCGTGGTTTGCTTCCTCATCAACAATCTGGATCTGAATATCATCGTGATCAAATTCAACGGTGAACATCTTCTTGATCCTTACGATACTCGCAGTAACCGTTCTTCCATCCTATTTCGTAACCAGCCCACGCCATTACAAATCCAAAGAATGGAAAGAACAGTAGACCGTATAGACCATATGCAAATAGTATTGCGGCTGCATAATCATACCAACGTATCATGCACTTTCCTTTTCTGGTTCTGGGATATCAGTTTCGGGTAGACAAACGACTGCAAGGATTTCATCATTGAACCCTGCTTTCGCAATGACTTCAATCGCAAGACGATTAGAGTTCGCAGGATCATTTACATAATCAACACACTCGTATCTCACATCGAACTCTAACGTCTTGACTGCGAAGGGTTCCATACCCGCCATGAAGAAAACAATAAACCACATTAAACAAACTCCCAGTTTCTCATATTGTAAATAGTATCTATGAAAGTCCCATGCCATCTAGGAGTCATCATATGGGGATAGTCATAACAAAAAGAATCTGGATCGATTAATTTTATATGTTTCCTATCAACGTCATACATTATATTATTAATACAATAATCTCTATGAACAAATACCTTTTGTCCATCAACTGACCAACTTTGCATCTTACCCCATAATACTATAACATCCGTTGTGATCTTTCTTTTTTCTGATATTTCAAGATCTCTAACACGTAGAGTGTCCGATAGAACAAATCCATTTATATCTTCCATAGTAAAAAATCCATTTTCGTGATCTACTGAAAATATTTCAACGAGTTCAGGATTTTCAGATTGGTATTTTTTGTAGAGCGATTCCCATCTTCTCACGTTAAAATCGTCAAGTCCTCGCCAACAAAATGATTGATCGGTGAAATCTTTTGTTCTCATTCCTTTACATTCAAGTTTGTTGGATCATACTGTTCGCCATTATAACCACTACCAGTTCCATCTACTCCACTATTGCAAGCAAATACAACTAGACATAAAAAGAATGCTGACCACAGAGTAGCTCGTTTACTCCAAAGGATGAAACCATCCATTGCTTCTTCGGCTTGTTTCTGTGCTTGTTCTGCAGGAGTCAATCTACTGACTTTCGATCTGTTTCTCAGGGTCGATCAGAATTGCTTCTGCAAACTCCATGAATTCTTCGTTACGTGCAGCTTCTTCCACCAAGTTTGAAGCGTGGAAAATCTTTGCGAGGCGATTGAAGTCTCGTTTAGGAATTCCCAAATCATCAAGCATCTTTTGCGCAATGTCTTTCTGTAAATCTTTTTGCGCTTCGATTTGGTAGAAAGAGTCTGACATTTCTTGCAGTGCTTTCTTAATCTCTTTACGATCTGCACTTGTAATTGTTGACGGCAAATCACTCATAATATTTATCTCCTTTTCTTACCTTCTACCCCAAAATTCTATTGGTGCAACCTGCGGTGTTTTGTCAAATAAGTACCAACAACAGTTATCTTTACCTGTCATCTTACTGTCTTCGATCCATTTTACTCTACCAATACTAACAACTTTTTTAAGTCTTGATAGATATGGTGCAGACTGTCTAGTGTGCATCCAGTCTGCGTCGAACAATAACCACGTTGGAGCCATGTCCGAAAAATGATTAATCATGGGATGAAGTATTTTTCGGTCCCATGGTGGATTCGTGATGATGTATTTTGATTTTACTTGTTCTAATGAAAACGCATCACACTCTGAAACTCTATTATCATGAGGTTCGATATCATATGCCGCCGTGCATAGACCACCATTGTTTTCTAGGTGATCTATGAGTCTTCCATCCCCCGCACAGGGTTCTGTAAATGTGTACCAATCCCCAATGTGTGGAAATAGTGGTTCTACTGCAGCATAAGGTGTCGGATAGAAGTCACGTGGAACTCTTTCAAAGTCACTTCTCTTACCCATGAATAATACTCGTCATGAGTTTTCACGCTCCCAAGTTTCTGATTCCCAATTTTGTATAATGTTGCTGAAACCGATTTGCAGTGGTGAATACTCGTTAAGATCGTTATCACGATACTCTTCAACTTCATTCATCTGTTCTTCAGTGAGATCCGCAATCTCATCTACACCATAGTATTCACAGACATAACTATAAAGTTCGTCTGTTACTTCACGTTCAATATTTTCTTCCCATTTGTGAACTCGTGGAATATCAAATGACATTTATTTCTCCTTTATTAGTCCCATAAGTTTTCGTAGTACTTTCCAAACAATCTAAAACCATTTGTCATACGTTCTTGTGTTGATATGTGGTCTTCATCCATAAGTGTATCAAAGTTATCACGCTTATATGTGAACGCCCAAATCATTTCATCTAAAATCTCATGCCATTCATCCATTGAACCTAAATTACTTGGATAACTATGTGTTGTTTCTTTTAACTTAGTGAGTAAAGGAACAATAACATAAGACAGAGTAACGTCTACACTCCAAGTATCCCAAGGATGGATTACTATTTGTGTTCCAACGCTATCGATTTCATCTGGATGTGGTATGTCAATTTTCATAATAATAATCTTCTGGATCAAATGAAGTAGGATCATCAGCATAGTCAGGACCATTTATTTGTTTCCAGATATCACGATTAATTCTACCATGTTTCTTCACAAACTCTGCTTCCGTCATATCGTATGCATCTTCCTGCATTTCAAAAACCCATTGTCCCATCTTAGACATATCAACACCCCTCTGGATTATCTGGATCATATGGTTCGGTATCTTCAATAGCCTGCGCACGAGCATCTTCATACTCTTTTGTGAATGCGGGTTCTTTTTTACGAAGTACCAAACCTTCACCTTCAGATTCTACCACAATAACATCCCCAATGTCAATACCTAGTTGAGCACAAATAGGACGTGGAATTTTCATGACCACATTGTCTGGATCGTCGGGAATGTCTTCAAAGATTTCATCGGCAGGAAAATCAGTAATACGTGTGTTCATGATAGGACCAGTACCAACAAGATAAACACTATCTATATCAAATGTGTACTGACACTCATCTATGATAGAATCAATTACAACGTCACGACCATCGACTGACACGACATCGCCCATAACGTTATCCCATTCACGTGCGAAGAAATTATCTTCTTCCCACACATATACTTTATCACCCACTTCGATCATGACTCTTCCTTTTGTGTTTCCCTTTCTTGTTTCTCTTCCTCTTCTTGACGGCGTTTCAACTCTTCCACGAGCTCACTGAAAGTCATCATAGTCCGAGAACCTTTGCAGCGTTAGAATTAATAGACCCGCCTTCACGCATCCAATCTTCACACTGTTCAAAATAAAATGCAGCGTCTTCTTTACCTGCACGTTCCAACGATTCTTTCGCAGACTTGAAGAATGTAGTAAGAACCATTGCGTCGATCTTACCACCATCATTCAATGTTGCAGACTTCCACTTACCACCACGTTGATTACTCATCTTGACACCTCTTTGATTTCATAGATTGTCTTATCCAAAGATTGACCCGATAGATACGCCATTGCATCAACCTTGCGAGAACAGATGGCCACAGTTTGACCACCTTTGATTTTCACGATATACATATTACACCAAACCTTTCAACATGGCAAGCACTTCTGGAAATTCTTTCATCTGAGAAACTTCTTCATCAATGTGTGCAAGAACCAACATCTCACGCAGAGTTGCAATCTCTTGTAACTCTTCTTCAGTTTTTGATTCTAGGAACCGTTGCATTTCTTCGACAGTATCGCACGCCCATAGTTCATCAAGAATTTTGATCTGATAACTGTTCATACCATCAATTGACATATCCATTACGCTGCCTCCAAGTTGTCATCAACGTATGTACGTTGATCGCCCTCAATTTTCATGACACATCCCCCTTCAGAGACATTGTCAATCCAACCAATGAACTTACCTACAAGATGTTCAAAATCGGGATTGGTGGTACGATTAAGTTGATACCCACGCTTCAAGTAGTATTTACCACTCTTTGCAGAACGACGAACAACAGGATCCAAATACAGGACACCGTCATCATACTCTTTTTGAGACTGGACATACCAAGACTCCCAATCGTCTGACTCTTCGTGAATACCAAGGATGTGTTCCCACTCATCCTCAATCATAGATGCGATTGCTTCCGCCTCTTCGATGGTGTCGACTTCGCAACAGATAGAACGTCCACCCTTTGCTTTGATGCGTGTGCCGTAGTCTTCATAACACTGAGTTTCAATAACAAACATTATACTAGCTCCTCAAAACCAATCATTGATACTTTGTACTTCGTATTTCCCAACAACATGTGGTCACCTGTTGCTGTTGAACGTAAACCGTATGTTTGACCATCGTGAACAGGAAGTTCACCGACAACAGTAACATCGTCGTTACCGTCTTGATACCCATCCACTTTCAAAGACCAACTATCAAAGATGTTCTGTGTCCAACGATACGCATACTCTAGAGCATCGTTACCAGTACGATCACCGACTTCAACAAACGCAACAGTGCGTGGTGTGTCTTCGAAAGCGGTGTGGATTACTGCAACTTGTGTCATGATATATCTCTCTCTTGATTACCTATGTATTATATGACATTTCGTAGGGAATGTCAACCCCTTTTTCGAATTAATTACAAATTAATTCCATCTTAGTTCTTCTTTAGAAGTAGCGGTTTCAAGTCTCGCAACGTAGTCATCGATGTTCTTGATTCCACCCTCTGGGAATTTCAGACCAAACTTATTGATCATGATATCACGTACTTTCTCACGATCTAGTGAATCTCCACAGAAAGAAAGACTATCTTCTGGATTTGTACCAACTTGATCGATGTACTGTTTTGTAGCTTCGATGATCTGCGTGGGTGTCGCACCCATATCATAGATCCCGCCAGGACCGTAGAAGTCTTGTACATAGACAAGGAAGTCCGCTACGTCTGATACGATTTTCTCAACTGAATTAGTCATTACACATTCTCCTTTGGTCCAAGCAATTTAGACATTCCTTCGAACACAACGTTGTATGCGTTCGCTTCATAGATCCAGTTTTCGAACCAATCACTGTCACCATCGTAACAGTCGTCTTGGTCACCTCGGGCATACGCATCCCATTCGTCGGCGAGAAACTCCATACCAGCAAGAGCATCACCCTTACCAATACCTTGGATTGTTTTCCACGCATCTTCTAGGGTCATATCCATTTTGAAGTACTCAGGAATTCGAAACATGTGTTAACCTCTCTTTGTTACATTATTAATATAGTACACTTTACAAGGAATGTCAAGCGTTTTTTTGAAATTATTTTAAATTAATTTCATCGCTTCGTCCCAAAGGTTCTTCGCACCATTGTAGTGGTCAAACCCATACTCATCAGCAAAGTCCATGCTGCTAGTGAAGTAGACATCATAGTTGTCAACTTTGTGAGTCGCAAGAATATTCGCAAGACCTTTCGCAGTCTTTGCACCACCTACGATGTTATCAACACCTTTGTACACTTTAACAAAACCGTCTTCTGCACTAATAAACATTTTCATAACTGATTCCTTTTCTCTGTCTTACACTATTAATATAATCATTCTGGCAGGAATTACAAGCCCTTTTTTGAAATTATTTTAATTTTTTTGTCAAAAATTTGATTTGCGAACATTGTCAAATTTTCTAAGTTGTCAAATTTTTGACGAAGAGATCTGTGTTATAAATAAAGGTAATCGTGTATTGACTTTTCTAAATTGGAGAATATTATGTTTAGATATCTGTTCGTGTGTGTTGTGTTATTGATGGGGTTCGCCTCTCCTGTACTCGCACAAGAAGCTCAGTGTCCAGAGGGTTATGTTTGTACTAAATCGGATACAAATAGTACTGTCACCACTAATGGTGAGATGACAACTAATATCAACCAACCACCCCCTTCTGCAATTTCGCCATCGTTTAGTGCGGGTAACAATAGTGACCTGTGTACTATTGGTGTTGCGGGTGCAGTTCAAACTCAGATACTTGGTATCTCTGCGGGTGGAACATTCACTGAAGAAAACTGTCAACGTTTAAAAAATGCAAAAGTATTATATGACATGGGCATGAAGGTTGCTGCAGTATCCGTCATGTGTCAGGATGAAAAAGTATTCGATGCAATGATGCACGCTGGAACACCTTGTCCTTACAACGGATCTATCGGTGATGCAGCAAAACTAGGATGGGAAACACATGTCGAAGAGACACAAAAAGAACTGGATGGAATGGGACCGTTGTTCCAATCACCTCAACAGGCTGCTCCTGTTATTGGTGGTGGTCTGTTGGCCCTCTTCCTCTTACTCTGAGAGTATTGTTCCCTATTACGGTTATACAGGGAATGCAGCAGCAGATAATGCGCTTAGGTGGGCTATGGGTGATATCCTTCCAGACCCGCCAGGCGTCTATATAGACAACGTTCTATATCAGTATAGGATAGACAAAGAAACGGACGATTTGGTTACTGTGTATGTCTACAATGAGAATGCAGACGGAACTGGTTATATATTCAGAGAAAGAGACGACTGGAAATCAGGCAGTCTTGCGGGAACACAGGTAACAAAGATCGTTCCATTGGGAAGGTTACATAGGGATGTATTCGGAGACGGAGGAATCGACGTTGAAGGAGATGGATCTGTATATGATACTAATGTGGTTTACACTTATCGTGTAGAACCCTGTTATGATCCACAGTTCGATCCGAATTGTCCTGGCTACAAATTACAGATACCAGATATCTATGATGGATCTGATATCGTAATATATGATGCAGTTGCATCGGGACATGCCGATATGGTTGAGTATGCAGAAATTGATGAGGAATCCTCAGACGACGAACTAACTGAAGAAGAAAGGCAGAAGTTAGAAGACGAGGAAAAGGAAGACCGTGAAATGCGATTGGAACAGGCACTTTTTGAAGCAGGACGTGCAGCACTTTTTGCAGAAGCGCTTGCAATGTCTCAATTGAAAGACAATGTTCAGATTAATATGAATAGTTATTATGCAAAATCTATTGATGGCGGCGTATACAATGATACAGTAACGTTGAATGACAAACAGTTGCCCGATTCCAAAAGAGGTTTGAGAAATGGATTGGCGCAACAACTTTTGCATCAACAAATGGTTGACTCGCAATATAACTTAGGAAACTAAAACAGAGGTAAAACTAATGTTTAAAAAATTATCTATCTTCGTTGCAGGAGCGTTAATGAGTTCAGTAATCTCTGCAAATGCATCGGAAACACCAATTAATGGTACAGTGCAGTCACGTTGTATTATCACAACAGACACTGCAGGTACTTACGCAAACCCCAACGCATACACCCTTACAACATCTTCTACAGATGGTGGGGAAGATGCACGTATTCGTGTAGATGTATCTCTTGCAGATGCATACTACGTAGAAATCACTCCACCTACTGAGTTTTCATCTTCACCAAATCTTCCAGACATCGTTGCGTGGACTGGCGATACTGAAGTTGATACAGTAAGTGATGCAACCAACATGGGCGATTATGAGACAAACAAAGTAGAACTAGGACTGACAGATCGTTATGATATGACTGCAACTGGTTCCACTTGGTTTAAGACATCATCATCTGCAGTCATGGGTGGTTCAAAAGCATTCCCAGGCGGTAACTACACCGCACTTGTAACGGCTGAATGTATCGCACAGTAAATTAGATTGTAGATTATGAAATATTTGTTAATACTATTATTTGCATTATTTACAACTAATGCACATGCACATGAGATGGTTCCAACATACCCAAAGTTGGTTCCATCTTACATGGGTGAAAATCTAGTCATGACTACAATGACTATGTTTAATAAACGGCCTGAAGTAGAATACTATGAGTTTTCAGTATTCACCGAAGACTGGAAACCAATCCCATTTGTGTCTAAATATAAGATATGGAAGATACCGTATTTGAGTACGGTTACTGTTGAAATTTATATGAGAAAAGAATCCGCAAAGGAAGCAGTTTATATTTGTTCACGTTCCAAATTGCGGAAAGAAGATTTAACTAGAACTGCCGTTTCATCACGGATTTGTTCAAAGATCATTGAGAAGTGAGTTATACCATGAAAAATTATATGATGATCTTTTGTTTTTTAATGACTGGAACATTTGCACATGCAGATTCCAGTTCTTTAAACTTGTCCTTGCCTGGTATGGGAAGTGCATATGGTTCTGATAGTATCCGAACCCAAGATGGTGTTGACTGTCAAAACTCTATTGGTGGTGCTACTAATTTAGAGTTTGGATTGACTGGGGTTATCAACAATGCACAAAGTCCATTTGGTAGTGACAGAGGTTTTGATTCTGAGAAAGATGTTGGTGTTTATGCAAGGATTACTATTCCTTTAGATAAACCCGCACAACGTATTAATTGTAATACTCTTTATGAATTAGAACTGAGAAAGAAAAGACTTGAAGTATTAAAACTTCAAGAAGAATTGAACGCCTTGAGAAGATTGAACGCACAACAACCAGTGGAAGAACAGTTCGAAAACTAAGGAGTAAAGATGTCCGTATGTCACAAAATGGCACAACTTGCCGCACTTGCATATTTCGATGGGAAAGAAGCAAAAGAGTCAGTTAAGTCTCTGGGATACACATATCACAAATTCTTCGAACATGACGGCGCACAATGTCATGTCGCATATAATAAAGAAGAATATGTCATTGCATTTAGAGGAACAGAACCAGATGAACTATCAGACGTTCTTGCAGATCTAAATGCGTGGCCTGCAGGCGCAATGACACATGGACTAGTCCACTCAGGTTTCAAAGGTGAGGTAGACAAAATCTGGGCTGCGCTTCTAAGACACTCCAAAGAATTCGCTGAAGGAAAACGTGTCTACATCACTGGACACTCCCTAGGCGGAGCGATGGCAACCATTTGTGCATCCAGACTAGAAGAGATCAGACCAGTACATCAATTGACTACGTTCGGTTCTCCACGAGTAGGAACACGTAAATTTGTAAAGAACATTACAACACCTCACTACAGATTCGTTAATAACAACGATATCGTATGTCGTGTACCACTCGCATTGATGGGATACAAACATCACGGTACATTGCAGTATATTAACTTTTACGGTAATGTCCGTAAGATGACAGGTTGGCAATTACTTAAAGATAGATGGCGTGGTTGGAGATCTGGAATTCTTGATAGTGTTGCAGATCACAACATGCCTAACTACATAAAAGCAACAAAGAAGTTGGACTACTAATATGTGGGAAATGGTACAAAGAATGTTCGGCGATACGTTGTGGATTTACACAGCGATTGGTGGATCTTTAATTGGTGCCGCATTTCTTGCATGGTTTAGAAACACACACGCAGCCCTTTGGTTGATGAGTTTATTTGATAGATCTATGGATCATTTAGTTGATCGTTTTGGATGGGACTTCCTACAAGATGACCCAGAAGCGTGGCGAAAGCGTTATCCGAAAGTAACAAAGAAGATCGACGAACTAGAAGATCGTATCAAGGAACTCGAAAAATGTCAGACAAAGATCTCGGTGAACTCACCGAAAACTTCGAAGAAGAAGTAGAGAAACTTAAAAACACCAAGATGAAGTTGTTTGGGATCACAATGACCCCAACAACAATTGGTGCAGCGTTTGCAATTCTCAGTACTATCATAGGTGGTCTCTACGGTGCATTCCAAGTGTATGATGATTACATGGGAATGAAAGAGATTGTAGAAAATATTGATGTGGGTGCGATTGAAACTCGCAACAATGAGATTGAAGTTCTCGTTGGTAACGTCAAGTCAGAACTCGAAGTTCAAATTAATTCCATTCAAAAACAAATTGACGATTTAGAAAAACGTGTCCGTGAGAACAAGGTTGATACTCGTGATCAACTTAATCAAATGGACTCGCAGGTTCGTCGTGTCGAAAAACTAGTTCGTGACACAGAAGCGGACGTAAGACAGATTATCCAAAACGCAGAAGAACGTTTTGATAATAAAAGAGATGCACTACAGAATCAGTACGACAACAAAGCATCTCAACTCAGAGAGTCTAACGACAATCGTATGACTGATCTCGAAGGTAAAGTTGAAAGAGATCTGAACGAACTAGAACAAAAATTGAATTCTAAACTACAGAGGGCGTTAGACAATCCATTAGCAAACTAAGGAGGCACTATGATCGGACCAGAAAGAACTTGTAAGAGTTGTGGTCATGATTGTCATTGTTACGCACCAGACTGCAAAGACTGTGTAAACGATGTATGCACTAGATGTGATTGTAAGGAAGAAATAAAAAAACCATCCCTACAGGAGACAGACGCTCGCTCTTGGAATGGTTATTTTAGATAGAAAGGCGATAGGATGCAAAAGGTGAATCTAGTACAGTTTGAATACACCGAAGAAGAGATAAGAAAAGAAGGTATCCACTTTGTCCCACATACTGGATATTCAAATCCAGCGACAGTAAGAGAGAAAGAGAGGTTGTGGAGTGGACACCTTCTTAAAAGTAAATCACAAGACTAATTGTGACATACTTTTTTCAAATTGTTTTTGAACATCTCCACGAATGAATGCATTAAAAGCTAGACAGAATCTCATATCATCTGATTGAGATGGGGTAACAGTATGATACGTTTTTGATGGGAATAGAATAATTTCTCCATCACGTGGTGTATGTACTACTGTATTTTGATTCAAAGGATTATCTTCTTTGTAATCAAATTCAAACATATTGTTACACCAATTCAATTGATTTACAAATGCAAGATCTCCTGAATGATCGTCTGTTTGTAAATACAATATTCCAGAGATTAGACTGTTGGAGTGCCAGTGTAACGCAGAGTGATCTCCCTTTTTATGTTTCATTATCCAACTATTTTGGATCTCAACATCATACTTGTCCATAAGTTTAAAATGATTGAATACAAAATCGTCCAAATGTTTTTGGACAATTGGTTTTAACACCTCAAAATCATTTTCAAGAACATATGTATCTTCACTAGTCCAACCATCATCGGAAGGTAGTCTGCGTAGTTCGATAGACGACAAGATAGGATTGATTATCTTCTTGTCTAATGCAATTTTATCTCTGTAAAGAGGTGTACCGAATGCACGAAATACTGCTGCGCTCATCCCCGACCTTTCAACAATGCATGGATTAGTTTAGCTTCTTTACCAGAGATTGGTTTGCGTGAAGTCTTGATTGCACGTTCAACTGATTCTTTATTATAGTTACTCATACTTTTCTCACCACTTCTTTGAATTGTAAGTCATGTCTACCTATCGTACCGACAAGTGCATGGTTTCGATATTCATTCACTGCATATATCATACACGATCTGACACGATTGTCAAGCGTTAAAACTTCTTTTGCGTATTCATATGCTTCCTCAAATGTAGGGATCTCAGGCATTGACCTAGTTCCCTTTTGAGGAGTGAACGCAATGACAGAGTAGTACGATGGATTATCTGCAATACTCTGTTCCCACAGATCCGAATCTGATGTTCTTTTTGTTCTACTCATTATTCAGTCCACACATGATAATAACGAGGAGGCATATTCTCGCAAGAGTATGTATCACCCTCAGCGTAATTCAACACCTTGACGCAGTCACCAGTAGAGTAACTGAACCAAACATCGGGTAGTTCTGCAGAAGACAGAACTGCGTAAGATAGAACGAAGATCAACGACCCTATCATAACAGACATGATCATATTTGGAAAATTAAAAACACTATTCATTACGAACTCCTTAACGCAAGTACTCAGGACCAGTCCAACGGATGATGTAATCACCAAAGATGTTACCACGTGCTGCATTACGTGTTGGTGTCGCCCAACCCGCAGGTTTCAGAATATCACCAACTGCGAACTTTTTGTCTTCGCCTTTGACGATGAAACCCCAAACGCTTCCACCACTAAGAATTTTGATGTACTTACGACCTTCTTGAAAAGACAGTCCGTTCTCAAATCTTTCGATCATGAAGTCTTGCCAACTACCTTCACGGTAATCGTCTTTGATTGCAGTCAGAAGTTTTTCAATCGCTTGGTTCATATTCATAGTCAATCTCTCTTTCTCATCACGTTACATATATAATATAATGCTTCTACAAGAGAAAGTCAAGCCTTTTTTTGAAAAAAAATCAAATTTTTTTCACTTTTTTTACCATCCAATCTTTTCCCATGGAACATCCTTGTTACCAAAGTGTCCGTACACACAGTTCTTGCTGTAGTCAGTAAAATTGAACAGATCAAATCTATCAATGATTCCTTTTGGAGTCAGATCGATATTCTCTCGAATGAAGCGTTCGATTGATCGATTGTGTCCGTTACTGTCGACGTAGATTGATGTGGGTTCCTTTACACCGATTGCATAAGACAACTGAATCTGACACCAGTCTGCCATGTCGTCTGCGACTACGTTCTTCGCCAACCATCGTGCCATGTATGCAGCACTACGATCTACCTTCGTCGGATCTTTACCAGAGAACGCACCGCCACCATGTGGTGCATAACCACCATAAGTGTCGACGATGATCTTACGACCAGTGACACCTGCGTCACCATCTGGACCACCAATTACAAAGTTACCAGTAGGGTTTAAATGGAATATAGTATTTCCGTCTACAAGATCTCCTAGTACATAGTTGGCAGCAGCATGTGCGATACTTTTCGCTTGACTAATCTTTCCCTCTTCATGTTGAGTTGAGATAACGACTTGATCAATCCGTTTGACTTTGTTGCCCTCATACTGGACACTCACTTGCGATTTTGCATCTGGACCCAATACATCCTCACGCATCGTTTTCAGTTTGCGTAAGATTTCATGAGAAAAATGAATAGGTGCAGGCATGAATGCATCGTTATCGTTACACGCATAACCAAACATGATCCCTTGGTCACCCGCACCAAAATCATCCGTACCCAATGCAATATCTGCACTCTGCGAATGGATTTCATTGTAGATCTTCAAGTTGTCCCAATGGAACCCATCTTGTTCATATCCAATCTCTTTTACTTTATCACGGACGATTTGTTTAACATCCAACGGTCCGACATTAAAGTTTTTTACTTCGCCCGCCAACGTCACGTGGTTAGTAGTTACAAGTGTTTCTACCGCAACACGAGTTGTCTCATCACCATTCTTCAGTCCTGCATCAACCAATGCATCTGAGATTTGATCCGCAACTTTGTCTGGATGTCCGTCACTTACACTTTCGCTTGTAAAAATAAATTCAGTCATATATTCCTCTTTATAAAAACCACCTGTAGATCCCAATGAGATCTATCAGAATGAAGAAACCATTTTGTGTAATCATTGGCCAGTCTCTTGCACGTACAAACACGCCCAAGAGCACAATATGACCAATAAAGAAAAGGATGAAACCTACCTTAGAGAAAGGTAAGTTCAACGCTAATATCAACCCTGCACACAAGAACAGTGTAGTTGATAACCATTTAAGTACCGTCATGACTTTCGTGGACGACCTCTTTTTTTCGGTGCAGGTTTTTCTTCTTCCTGTTCTTTTTCTGCACTCTCAATTTTTGCAATCTTATCCTTTAGACGTTTAACAACTTCATCGCCATCCATCCAAATATCTTTGTTGTTCAAGATAGCACTGATCTCTTCTTCTGTTAAGAAATCAGCATAAACATCTCGCATCAACTTTTCTGACCATCCTTTTTCATGGACAAGACGATCATACATTTCACCACCTTTACCTACAACTCCACTGGAATAGTTGTGGAACATAAACATAGAGTGTGATGATACTTCGAACTGGTGTCCCATCAAGAAGATCAGGGTTGCTGCAGACATACATGCGCCTTCTACTGACACAATTACGTTGCCGTTTGTGTCACCGAGTACACGCATGAACTGGATTGCAGTGAATAGATCCCCGCCTGGCGAGTTGATATAAAATTTTAAAACATCGTTCTCACTTGCATTACGGATTGTGTCGAACCATTCAATATACTCTTCTGGACTTTCGACTTCACCACTAAGATAAAACTCGTGGATATTGACTGCTTGTTTTGTGATCATTCGTTGATTTTGATTGATCGGCGGTTTAAACAGATCTAAAATGTCATTTTTCTTTTTCAAATAAAGTTCCTCTTTGTTAAGTGTCATCTGATGGCACTTCTACTATGTGATAACGACAACTTTCGTTGAGTTTCCATTTCAATCTTTCTGTTCTGGCTTCGTAAATGGTGTCAAAGATTTTGGGTTTAACTTCGAACCCATTTCCTGTGGGTTCGGTGAGATAGATGTAATCTTCTCTTCTGTCTTCACTATTTTCAGTGAGATTTACTATAAATGCATATTTCATACTTCTTGAAATTCACCATTAGAAATTCTGTAATAACGAACATCGCCTGTGAGTGGGGTGTCTGTCTGAGAATATTCTAGGTCTCCATTAGCATTCGGAACCATTGCGAATGTATAATCTTCGATGTTATCTGCGTCACAGTACCATCCTTGATTGTTTGCATTCCAATATCCAAAATAAGTATTCAGTTTGACAGGATCTTTAGGCCATTGGTGAAAAATATCTACGTGGATATTGATGTCCTCTTCAGCACGATATAGATCTCTCGTGCAAACATAAGTTACGGTGGTATTCCAATCAGAAAAATGATTTATAATTGCTTCTGTATTTGCAACTGGGTTGTGGATAATTGCCATTTTCTCTCCTTACATGAATGCATCAAGAGTATCTTTCTCCATCTTTGCTTTCATGTCTCTCCATTTAGTTCTGCGACCTGTTGTTTTTGATTTTGTTGTCGCACGAGTGGTTTTTGGTTTGGTGGTTTTACGAGGTTTGCGAGTTTTCTTCTTTTTCGCTTTTTCTTCTTCAGCCTCTAACCGTGCAAGTTCCTTTTCACGTTCCTTACGTTCCTTTTCTTTTTCTTTTGCAAGTTTTTCCGCAAGTAACTTTTCTTCCTCTTGACGTTTCTTCATCTCTGCAGCAATCTTTTTGTCTGCTGCAGCCGCTCTGCGTTTTGAGTTCGCAAGATCTTTCTTCCACTTTTCGTCTAGTTTGTCCCAGACTTTCTGTGTCAGTTTCGGAATGCGTTCTGATAGTCCCGCTTCTTTACGACATCTTTTCCACAAAGAAACCTTACTATCCCACTGTTTTGATGTATCATTGTATCTACTGTCATATAGAATATGCCAGTCGCTAGTCATAGTCGAGTATGACATCAAGTTCCGACCATTCTTCAAAGGGACCGTAATTGCATACAGTGCACCGCCTGGGAATTCTAAGATCTCTTGTATAAGTGCACGATCAAACTTTTCTCGTACATCAGTCTGTGCGGTTCTTTTGGTTACCATAGATCATATCTCTCACATCATGTTGTGGTGACCAACCCAACTCTTTTAGGTTGGTTATATCAGCGCAAGTAAACTCACGTTCATTCGGTGTGGTCAATCTGACAGGAAGAGACTTCCAAGTCACAAGTTCTGAAATTTTGACTGGATCACCTGTACCAATATCAGTGAACCCACCAATTGCATTTTCAATAAGAAGTTCTATTGCATCGCATAGATCCTCTATATGTATGAAATCTCGTCTATGTGTTGTGACGTATTCTAGTTCGTCATCTAAAAGTTTTTGAAGGAACATACCCTCACGTGGTTGACCAGAATAAACTGTATGGAATCTCATTCCTAGATTGTTTGGATGTCTTACTGCAGCTTCTTCTACAATCAGTTTACTCGCTGCGTAGGGATTTAATTCTGGTTCGTAGATACTAGAAGAACTTGCATACATCACACGTGTTCGTGGATATCGTTTGAAGATCCGTTTACTGACTTCTACGTTGTTTCGCCAATAACCTGCAGGATCATCCATGCTCTCACGAACACCAGACTTACCTGCAAGGTGAATTACCAAATCAACATTTTGGGGAAGGGGACAATCGTATAAGTCTTGTGAATTATTTATTCCATCACGATCCCACCCATCTTTCAAGTCAATCCCAATGACTTCATATCCACTATCGTTAAGTCTTTGGTGAAGATGAGTTCCTATGAACCCCTTATGCCCTGTAAGTAAGACTCTCATATCTACCTCATAATAAGTTTGGGGGGAATGATCCCCCCTATCCTCATGCAGCGTCTGCAAATTCAAGTGCAACGTTCAACGCATCGACTTTACGTTTCGCATTGACACCAAACCATGCAGAAGTCATACGAGTGTCTGCAGAACGACCCAACTCGTGGTCTGTCATGTAGGTGACTGCATTGTATGCATTCCACCATGTGCCAGGACGGAAGTGATCGCCAGGCTGGTTCTCAACAACTTCTAGTGCACGTTCTGCAGTACGAGACAGTTCTTTACCTTCTTTGGTGGACTCACCAAAGACTGTTTTCAAGAAGTCGTGTAGTTCTTGTTTCTGGTAGTTCTTCGAACCAAGGAACTGTGCAGCTTCTTTGAACTTCTCAATACGTTGATGTGAAATACCAAGAGTCTGTTTCACCATTTCTGGATCAAACTGTGAACGGTGATTGATCTTGACGCCAGGCATACCTTTTTCGTTCAATGCAACAGTCAATGTGTTGTTGCAGACGACACGTTCCATTACGAACTTCACGTCGATTGCTTTACCATACTGGTGAGGGTTTGAGAACAGAAGGTAACCTTTGACTTCATCACCATTGAAGAGATCAAAACCTTCTTGAACGTCTGCAAGTGCCCAGACGATCTGACCGTCCTTCAGTGAACCTGCAGTATCCATAACCATATCACCGTTGGATACGAAGTCAGTGAAGAACTCAAACGCTTCTGAGTTCTGTACAGGATTCCAGCCTGGTCCTACTTGGGTAAGGATCTTACCGTCATTAGAACGCACTAGTGCTTGTTGTCCTGTTGCGTGATTATCGCCTTTGTAACGATAGAATGTGTCGACTTTCTCGACTTCCCAATCCAGACCTGCAGCGACCATCATTTCTTGTGGTGTCATATCGTCTGATACTGGTGTACCTAGTCCATGCCATGGACGACCTTTGGATTCACGGTATGCCATTTGTGCTTGACCGTTGATAATTTCTAATTCATGTGACATATGTCTTCTCCTCATTAGGATGTTCAATTCAATTTACTTGTATACTATAAATGATTTGAAAACAAAAGTCAAGCACTTTTTTGTATTTTTTTTAAATTTTTTTCAGTGAACAGTTTCTGATATGGTTTCGAGACAATCCATCATGTCAAACGTCGAGTCTCCTAATCCAGATTTGATCAGTTCGACGACATCTGGATAAGGGGTTACACATTTGACACCCTCTATAGAGAACTGAAATTCACCTTTCTTGAAGTTCTCGTAGATAAACATTCCTGCCTCGACTTTTGTCTTGAAGGAACATGCACGTGGTACACCAAAAGGGTTATCCTTTGCAAACAACGCAAAAGATCTGTCAAGATCTTTATCTGCGATTCTCTCTCCAACGTTCAAAAAAAGTTCTTCGATTTTACCTTGGACATCCGCAAGAGAATAGGTGCCTAAAAAGACACCGTTTTCTTTATCTACAATAACGTATCTTGTTTTACCTACCACTCTTTAAAATCGCCTCGTTCTTGATTCTCGAAATAACCTGCAGCATATGCTTCAATCTCTTCCTCAGTCATCTGTTCTTTTTCGATACGTGTAGACTGATAGGTTGCACCATCATAGTAGTGTGGATCAAACCCACGTCGATAATAACTATCTGCGCTACCTCTATCGAATGGTCCGCCGTGTCTTTCATCATACTCAATCATAACAACTATCTTTCTTTACATTTTACCGATCCAATGTGTGCAGTCGTCACACGGATCGTCCCATCGTGATGGGGTTTCATCTTTCGTAGAGTTCTCCATAGCTTTCCCTTACCGCTTTGAAGTGTTGCAAGTAATCGTATGTACCGATCTTGAACACTAGTGGTTCGGAGTCATCCACAGACATCACGATCACACCTTGTTTAACTGGGATACCAGTTCTCTCATAAAACGCTGCTGCGTAAAAACTCATTTGCATAAAGTAATTTAGAATGTCTTTTTCTTTCTTTACACGCTTAGAAGTCTTAAAGTCGATGATGGATAGTTCACCATCCCACTCTGCAATGCAGTCTACTTGTCCTGCGCACTTCAAAATGTCACTGTAAAGAAATGCTTCTTGAAACCAGACGTTATCTAGATTTTTATCAAGAATTGCTTTAAGTGTGTTGAAAGTCATAATGTTGGCGGGCATATGTTTTGCAGTGTACTCTGGGACATTGTCAATATAGTCCTCACAGAGTTTATGAACTGCAGTCCCACGTTTGCTCGCTTGACTCGAAATCTTATTTGCTTCTGCATCCCCTACACGTTTTCTCCATGCGAGGATTGCTTCCTTATTTAGTATGGAAAGGACAGTAGTGACGGAAGGATACGCATTGCCTTCGGGAGTGAAGTACTTCCGTCCCTTCTCTGTCGTTTCCCTTGTTATATTCGGTAACTCAATACCATGATCTACATGGGTAAACATAATCTAACCTAACTCGTTATTCTTTGTGTACTATATCAGATGTGTGAGGGGTTGTCAACCTTAATTTGTTGAAACATTTCCGTTTGAAGAAGATTCGTCTGCGTTTGTTGATGGAAAGGATCGTCCTGTGCCCCAGATGATACGCACTGCACCATCACTTTGATAATTACCACCACCGCCTGCACCTGCGCCATATAATTTACCACTACCACCAGATCCTGCAGTTGCATTGGTGCCTGCGACACTATTAGATTGTTCTGGCGCACTTGCTCCACCAGTACCATTTGTACCTTGACCATAAAGACCTACGCCACCCCCAGTACCGCCGGGATAACCACCGCCGCCTACAGTTCTTGCACCACTGCCGCCGCCACCGCCACCGCCTGAGCCATCACCACCCGCTGTACTACCAGTAACTGTGTTTCTAGCAATTCCGCCTGCACCACCTGCGCCACTATATCCGCCTGCGCCGCCGCCACCGCCGTAATTACCCCCTGCAGTTCCACCGCCTGCACCACCATTGCCTCCGCCGTCACCTGTATAAGTTCCTGCAGAACCACCAGTACCAGTGTTTTGAGAGTGACCACCGCCACCACCTTTAACAGTGGTTGTGTTTATAAAATAACTATCACCTGAATTACCAGTGTCAGAATATACTCCTTTAGGACCAACATAAACAGTATAAGTGTTGCCTGGCACTACATCAATATCGTTTTTATAACCAAGACCACCGCCACCGCCGCCATGATCTCCACCATTACCACCCGCACCAACACAAACCACACTTATTTTTGTAACACCTGTCGGCGCAGTCCAAGTGTGACTTCCTGTAACAGTATATACATGTTCGCCAGGATCAATAGGTGTCTCTCGTGTAACGCCCAAACCTAGTAATGTTTGTGTTGTTAATCTTGTTATTTTAGGCATTATGAATAACTCGTTGCTGAACCAATAACTTTCCACGCACCGCCTGAAGATCTAATCAAAGTGAAACTTACAATATCAGTTCCACTTGCAGTACCACTTGGTGCAGATCCACCTTGCCATAGAATGGTCTGTGCCGCCCCATCAATCTGAACTGCAGTAGGCATATATGCAGTAGCACCTTGATCTAGAATCAATGCAACTCCAATAGTTCTACTTACTGTTGTAGGAACATTCGTGAAGTTTGCAGTAAAGTCTGCAGCCAAACTTGTATGATCGAATATTGCACCATTGTCTAAATCGTGAGTGACAGTACCAGTCGCACCAGTTAATGCGGAAGTGACCTCTGTAGTTGTTTTAAGTGTTGTCACACCATCGACAGTAAGACCAAGTCCATCATTTATTGAAAGACCAGTATCGCCGTCTAATATCATATCAGGATAGTCTGGTGTTGCAGTGGTACTTGTAACTTGGAACCTTAATGAACCTTCAAAGTTTGTCCCATCATTTGATACGTTCTTTGCGGAAATGAGGGCGAAGGATGCAGTGCCTCTTTGGAAGTCAATTGTACCTATTACATCATTGTTTGCGTTCTGTGCGGTATTAACATCCGCAATTACAAGCGTTGGAGCCGATGAGTTGTTTGATGTATCATTCTCAAAACGATAATCTGCTGATGGTCCAAAGAACCTAAAGTCACCGATGCCGCTATCTTCACCCGCTCTAATCTGCAGCTTATCTGAACTGGCTATCATCTGATAGTCTACACCTGTTTCAGCATACATCTTAATATATTGGTCAATGTTTGCAGTACTTGAACTATGAACTTGATATCCAGTAAACTGACCAAAATAATGGAGCGTTGCTCTGTTCATTATCTTCGACTGAGAAGCTTGCCATGTAGTACCAATTTGAGCATCATTACCAGTACTTCCACTACCAGTGACATATATAGACGCTCTACCATCATACGCACCTGCAGTGGTATCTTCAGCAGTGCATACAATTGCACCATAGTCTCTATAACCTGTGTATGTGGACTCACCAGCCCTAAAAAGAATGCGGGCAATTGTTGTGCCATCTTCAGGAGTGTAGTCTGAGTTTGTGAGGATAAGGTTGGTTGGGTGTGATTGGTTAAATGTAGTTGTCGCCCCAAAGAAGTAAGAAGCATCTCTAGCAGTAGAATTCAAAGTCATACGGAAGTCTGGTCCACCAAACGGATCCCATCTTGGCGTTCCACTAATATGTTGACTAGAGTCACGAAGAATACCCATACCGTGTGGAACTTCTTCTGCGTGTCCTTCAGGAATATAACTATGCTGTGACGCAGTACCGTTGTTCGCATCATTAAACGTGAAGAACGCAACTGCACCATAACCTTCATTGCCTGGGACAATCTCTGCGTTGTTTGATGCCCCACCGTTAAACCCACCAAAGTCAGATCTATCGGACATTACTTCGGTGTTTGCATACGAGTTGAATCTTACAAGATTATCATCATCCAACATTCTAGTGTTGAACTTGGTATCGAAGTTTTGATCTGAAACAATATCGTAGGAAGTGGCAGTATCTGCGTAATATATTCTTAGTGGAGTTGGTTCCGAATGTGGAATTGTTAACTGACCAAACTCAGATGTGTTGTTACGGTTCCTGTGAATGATACGCATCACGCCGTTTTGGTGACTAATCTCAACCCGATTTTGTGTGGTATTTGTTTGCGAATCATACGCAGTAAGGTACATTGCAATATTTGCGTCCGATGTAAGATCGCCGGCAGTATCGACCTCTTCGTAAACATAGAAACCCCCATTGACATACGCATTGTTGGTCATCACCGTACCAATCTGTGCCCCAGACGAGTTATTACTTGCTGAAAATGGATCGAATCCGACCTTCATCAAACTTTCCAAACCATCTTTTGTTGAAGTTTGGAAGTCTATGTAACCAGTGTTATTAGCTGGTGTACCAGATGTAACTTGCTGTCCTTTTGCAGAAATACGTGCATATTCACCAAGAGTACTTGTTGAAATACTTGCATCGTTATCCATATAGAATGTAATATCGCCCATGGACTGATTTGGATTTGGTGTCGTATCACGAGATTCGAATCTTAGAGTGCCAGTACCAATATTACCATCAGTGTTTCTGTATAGTGTTAAAACATCGTTTGATTCGTTAGAAGTTGCAGATGCACCTAATATCTCATCTAAAGTAGGTGTATCGCCACCTAGTCCACTGTAGTTAGTACCATCATTAGTAAATTCCCAAACATCATTACCCTCGTTCCAACGAATGTGAACATTAGGTTGTGTACCTCTTTCCACTGTCAGATATGACCAGTTTGTGTTTGATGGCGTTGGAGATCCTGTTTGTGCAGCATTCAGAACAATGATGCCACCATCAGATGCAGAACCCTGAATGTTAAGGTTGTCACCGACTGTGAAGTTACCTGTTACCGAAGAAAAATCTGGTGGGGTATATGTAAAAGTACCCAAATCATCATATGTAAGATTTCCGCCGCCAGATGCGGGGTTGACGGTAACAGAAAGATCCGTAAAGTCGATTCCACCACTACCCCCTCCTGCTGCTGCCCAGTAGAAATCTTCATTTTCCGCATCCCAAGAAAGAACTTGGTTGTTACCTGCAGTACCTGTATTTAAGTGACCATTAATGATTAACTGAACTCCAGCATCATCTAGGAAAGTATTTGCATCGTATGACCAGTTACCAGAACCGTCATTGCGCAAGAAACCTGTACCATCTGTAATACTTGAACCAGTCCATGCACTAAAGACAGGATCTGTTTCTGCAGGAAGATCGCCCGATGTCAAATAAGTAGAAAGGTCTGGCGGAGTATATG